GTTGAGAATGTAAACCCATTCAACGTGTTTGCTTACATTGGTAGATTGGATCTATTCCCATCATCTGATGACTGGGTGTCAGAAGAGAGAGAACCTGATAGAGTTGTGAACATTGAAGGTGACTTCACTGCACAGGTTCAAGCACTTGGTGGTGATACCAATACAGGTTTTGTTCCTACACAGTGGAACTCTTGGAGAACTAACTGGTCTTCTAGCAGCACTTCTTCTTCTCAGCAGTTTATGAGAAGAGGTTCTTGGCCGTTTATCAGAAGAATCTTTACCAATACTACTACCACTGTTTCATCACAAGCAAGATCAGGTATTAGAACTAACGTTGTTCCTAGAATTGATCGTCAGTCTCTTGGTGATAGAGTTATTGAGCGTACAGTTATTCCGTTCATTAGATCAAGAAATATTGCATTTAAGATTCAGCGTCTGAAACCAAATACAAGATTCTATTCTTTCATCGATAACGTTAATGTTAATTTCTACACAACGCCTCGATTGCTCGAAGTTATTAAGAATCCTGTTGATGATACAAGAACAAACAACACTCCTTTCGTTGTAGGAGAGACTGCTGTTGGACAGACATCTGGATGTCATCTTAAGTTGATGGATCCTAATACTGGTTTTGATGACGATCTGAACCCTTATGATTCTAGTGAACTTCCTAGTTCCTATGCTTCAACAACTCCTCTCCTTAATATCGACACTAAGATTATGTCGGAGACAGTTGCAGGTGCATATTATGGTAACCCTCTAGAGGGTGAGATCCTTGTTGGTCAAACTTCTGGTGCTCGTGCTGTTGTTAAAACTAAGCGTCTTGTTGCTAACACTAACGGTGACCTTGAAGGTATTATGTGGATTCCTAATCCTGGCGTTGATACCAACCCAAGATTTGCTACAGGTACACGTGTTATCCGTCTTACAACTTCACCAACTGACTCTAGAGTTCCTGGTCAGGTTGACTCTGCTGCAAACGCAAACTACGTTGCATCTGGTGTTATCGAGACTAAACAGACAACTATCCTTGCTGTTAGAAACGCTGACGTTGTTAGAGATACCGTTACTCAAGACAGAACTGTTAACAGTGTAAGTACATCAACCAGAGACACAGGTTGGTATGACCCTCTTGCTCAGTCCTTCTTGGTTGAGTCTAAGGGTGGTGCATTCTTGACTGGTGCTGAACTGTACTTCAATACTAAGGATGAGAGAATCCCAGTATCTGTACAGGTTAGAGAGATGGCAAATGGTTATCCAACAACTAAAGTTCTTGCATTCTCTGACGTTACACTTCTTCCTTCACAGGTTAATCTATCTGAGAACGGAACTGTATCTACAAGATTTACATTCCCATCACCTGTCTATGTGACAGAGAACAGAGAATATTGTTTGGTTGTTCTTTCTGACTCCAACGAATACAAACTCTGGATCTCCAGAATGGGTGAAGACGATATTACAAACGATAGAACGATCTCTGAGCAACCATATGCAGGTGTGCTCTTCAAATCACAGAACGCTTCTACTTGGACTGCTGACCAGTATGAGGATCTTAAGTTTATCCTTCATAAGGCAGAGTTCACACCAAACTCAACTGGTACTGCTGTATTCAATAACGCTGAACTTGCTATTGGTAACGGTGGTATTAGCAGATTGCGTCACAATCCTATCGAAACACTGAAACCACAACTTAAGATTATTCTTTCTGATCACGTTGCTAACTTTACTATCGGTGCTGAACTTACTCAGACTGATACAAACCCAGTTCCTTCTGCGATCGTTAGAGAAGTTGTTCAAGGTATTTCAGGTTCATCTAACGCTTACATCATTGTTGATGATGTCAACGGTGAATTTAGAGAAGGTGTTGCATCTGGACAAAACTATATCTACAGATTGGTATCATCTAGATCTATCGCTAACCTCACTCTAACTGGTGTCACAGGTACATTTACTGTTGACGAACCAGTTACGAATGGTAGTGGTGCATCTGGTATGGTTACTGCTTGGAATGCAGGTACAGGTGTCTTGACTATTAAGTCAGTCACAGGTACATTTGCTGATGCTGATCCTATTACTCAGACAATTCAAGCATCTACAACTGGTTCTGGTACTGTCGGTTCATCTGGTGTCTCACTGAGTGGTGACGATATTAATGATTATGCTTCTGCTCCTATCTCATACTTTAACAAAGCGACTGAAGTTACTATTCATCACGCTAACCACTGTATGCACGATGTTGCAAACAACGTGAAGATTGAAGGAGTTGTCTCTGAAGTTTCTCCAACAGTTATTGACTCTGCATACCATACAAATGGAATCACTGCATCTGATGGTGTGTCTGGTACTTTCCAGTTACACGTTGCTGATGCTGCTGCATTCCACACTCTTATCAATGGTGCTGCAGTTTCTACCAGTAACCCTGGTTATATTATTCTTCGCGATCCTGATGTTGGACAAAAACACTTTGAGATCGTCCAGTACAATGGCATCTCTAGTGATGGTAAGATCCTAACTCTACCTTCAGGTTCCCGTGGTCAGTCAGGAACTGCTGCTCTGGTCCACAATGCGAACACTATTGTTGAGTGTTACAACCTTGATGGTATTCCATTGGTTGAAATCAACAAACTTCATACACAGATTGGTTCACCTACACTTGATACCTACAAGATTGCAGTTACATCTGTTTCTAGCAATGGTATTAGAAACGGTGGATCAGACGTTACAGCAACACAGAACGTCCAGTTTGAACAGTTCTATCCTCAGATTCAGATGACTGTTTATCCTGAGACAGAAGTCAATCCTAGAATCAACGTTGTTTCAGCAACTTCTCTCTTGGATGGTAACAATACAAGCGAAGCATCATTCATTAATGATGGTGTTTACATCGATTGTATTTCCAACGAAGACAACTACCTTGGATTCCCCAAGATGGTTTGTTCACAAGTCAACGAAGATGCCAAACTATCTGGTTCTAAGTCATTGGCATTCCAGTTGCTGTTGAGTACAACAAACGCAAACGTGTCACCTATTGTTGACCGTGATCGTTGTTCACTCATTACAACTTCAAACAGAATCAATGAAATCAATCCTTCTAACTCAAATGCTGAGGACAGAACAGGTGATTTGAATGCTGCTGTTTACATCTCCAAGGTTATGAACCTGCTTCAACCTGCTAACTCCTTGAGAGTTTCATTCGAAGCGTGGAGACACCCTGATACCGAAATTCACGTAATGTACCGTACGTTGCCTGTGGGCACCTCACTGACATTTGACGAAATCGGTTATACATATTTTAACGGTAACGGTAAGGAAGACAAAACTGTTCCTAAGACAGAAGGTATTCTCTATCGTGACCTCGAATACACATTCGAAGGAACCGAGTTTAGTTCTGCACAGATCAAAATTATTATGACCTCTAAGAACCAAGCGTATGTTCCTGAACTCAAAAACCTTCGCGTAATGGCATTAAGTGACCTCTGATTACATTCCCGTTAAAGGTCATCCCGATTTAGTTCGGGATTCCACCTCTAAAGCGATACTAAATACAAAACCCACGCCTCCTGGGACCGCTGCTAAGAAGCGGAAAAGGACGGATGAAACCATCGATAACTTGAAATCTGACGTAGATGTGCTAAAATCAGATATGTCGGAAATCAAATCCTTACTGAAAACATTATTGGAGCAAAAGTAATGCCTGCAGATCAACCTGAATCAGTTGACCAAGATAAACTTCTTGGCGATTTTCAAGAACGCTACAAGCGTCTCATTGAAGATAATCAAAGAATGGCGAAGATGATTCGCGCAAATGAACAACAAGCACTTAAACTTCAAGGTGCTATCGAAACTTTAGAATACTGCCTCGGTAAAGGAGAAGAAGCGGACACTGGACCCGAAGTGGATAACGTAGACGCTGCATAAACCCTGGACCCGAAAGGGTCCTTTTTATTTGCGTATAAATATCTGAGAGGCAGACTATCTCCGTAATCGGATACCCCACGTGTGTTAAACAATGGCAAATAGAATCCAACTAAGACGTGATGGTGCTCAGCAGTGGGCAAACATCAACCCAATCCTTGCACAAGGTGAACTTGGAATCGAAATCGATACTTCTCGTATCAAAATCGGTGACGGTGTTACCCCTTGGAACTCGCTGAAATATGAGCGACCATTGGAGACAGAATCCAATGCTGCAAACACTCTTGTAAAGAGGGACGCTGACGGTAACTTCCAAGCAGGTGCTGTTACTGCAACCCTTATTGGTAATGCCTCAACTGCCACTAGATTATCTAACGCACGTCAAATTCAACTTGCAGGTCAGGTTACTGGATCAGGTTCCTTTGATGGATCATCCAACTTGACATTGAACACAGACTTGTCACTTATGACGAGTTTGCCTCATTACGATCCTGCCAACCCTTCTGCTGAAGCACTTTATACAAGAGTTAGAGTTAACTCACAGGGTCGTGTGGTTGGTGCTGAACTTGCATCTACACTTTCTGACTATGGTATTACTGATGCTCAGGCATTAGATGATGACCTAACATCACTTGCTCAACTTACGAACGTTGGTATTCTTGTTCGTGCATCGCAAGGAAATATTCTTACCAGACAATTAACTGGTGGTGGAGGAAGAATTATATTCACAGTTCCTGACGGAACATCTCAAAACCCATTCATCGACCTTGCAGATACTGCAGTGGTTGTTGGTTCATATAATACGGAATCCCTGACATCCGTCACTGGAAATGCTTCTAGTGAAACTGTTAATGCTACTAAATTTACTGTAGACAGGTACGGTCGTTTGACCGCTGCCTTAACTGTGCCTATTGCTACCGCAACTGAGGGCACAAAGATGCCATCATATGATGCAGGTACCTCGTATAGTAGATATGACATCATCACAAACGCATCGAAAGTTTACCAAGCACTTCAAGACCTTGGGAGTGGTCTTGGTGCTCCTACTCATACCTCTGGCGATAATGGAGGTTGGCGCTACCTCGCGGCTGAAGCGACGGAGCAGAAAGGACTGGCAAGTTTTGCACAAGAAGATTTCGACGTTGACAGCAACGGGCACGTCACCATTGCCGCCGCAGCAGTTGACAATACACAACTTCAAAATAATGTAGTTGGATTTGCAGACGGAAATACTCTAGAAACATTTGAACTTGATAACGAACTGACTGCCACATCAGGTTATCGTGGTTTCAACTATCTGAATTATGTTAAGGTTAATGATACTAGTGGCAACCTACTGTTTGGCGCTAATAATACAGGCGATGGTGGGTCTGGTGAGGTTGATGTCAACGTCCGTTCCTATTTTTCTGATCCTGATATTACTCTTGATGGAACAGTTGATCAGACACTGGATAAGACTGGAGATGGTAACCTAACATTCCAGACAACACAGAACTCTTCTTCAAATAGAAACCTCAGCATTCTTGCTACTAACAGTGGATCTGGTACAAGTAATGTTATAGTAACTGCTGAAGATACTGTACAGATCAGTGCATCTGATGCTGCAGGTAAGATTTGGATCGAAGATGCCAGAATTCAAGACAACTACATTGCTACGACTAACGCAACTCTTCACCTTGACCCTGGTGATGACAGAGCAAACTCAGGTACAGTCAGAGTTTGGGGTGATCTGCAAGTCGATGGAACTACAACAACTGTTAACAGCACGACTGTTACTATTGATGACCCTATCTTTACCCTTGGTGGAGACACTGCACCTGGGTCTGACGATGGACTAGATCGTGGTATTGAGTTCAAATACTATGATTCACAGGCAAGAGTTGGTTTCTTTGGATGGGATGAGGATCTAACACGTCTTGATTCTGGTACTGGTGGTTATGCATTCCTTTATAATGCAACAAACAGCAGTGAAACATTTACTGGAACTGATGCTTATATCAAAGCAGGTGCTCTTTCTCTAACTACAAACACTGGATCTACATCAACTACCACAGGTACACTTGTAGTTACTGGTGGTTTGGGTCTTTCTGAGAATGCACATATCGGTGGTGAAGTAACCATCGCAGGTCAGACAGAAATTAATGACACTCTTCTTATCAAATCTGATAACGAAGACTTTAAGATTCAGACTGGAGCAGGTGTAGATAAGTTTACAGTTGATACTGACACAGGTAACACAGTTATCGAAGGTACTCTTGATGTACAACTAGAGACCACAGTTACTGATAACCTGATCGTTCAGGCGGACAATAAAAAGTTTGAGATTAAAACCGCAGGTGGTACATCTGTATTCGATATTGATACAGATAATGGTAATACACACAGTGATGGTACTCTTGATGTTGACGGTGGTGTCACACTCAACAGCACTCTTGACGTTGACAACAACACAACATTGAATGCTGAATTGGATGTTGATGGTAACTCAACCTTCCATAATAATATTCTTCTCGATACAACTGGTAAGACACTGACCATTACAAATGGTTCTGTCAATAAGTTCCAAGTTACTAGCACAAATGGTAACACTGATATTGAAGGAACTCTAAACGTTGCTCAGTTTGTATATCTTGAAGATAACGATACACCTACAATCTCTACTGACGGTAACAATAACTTTGTTATCAGTGGTGGTGACTACGGTGCATTTAGATTTGATGGTGGTGGTTACATTGAAGGAGATACTCTATTCAATAATGACATCTATATCAACGGTGCTATCAACCAGAAAGACCAAGGTACTGCAACTGAGACATTCAGTACACAGAACTACTTGAGAGTACGATATAAGTTTAGAACTGGTACAACTGCTGCATATACTCCTTCCTACGCTACACATAACAACTCTAACTTGAGAGTCTATGGTGGTGCAGGTATTGCTACTGACCTTCACATCGGTGACGATCTATACATCGGTAAACTTAACTCTGGTGATACTGTTGAGTTTAGTGTACTTGGTGAATCAGGTAACACTGAGATTGGTAGAACTGGACAGGGTTCAAACACTGCAGGTACTCTAACTGTTCACGGTGACGGTACATTTAATCGTAATGTTGCAATCAACGGTAACACAACGATTGGTAATGCCAACTCTGACACTCTTACAGTCAACTCAGTATCCCAGTTTACTGACAACGTAACTGTTGATGGTGACTTGACAGTCAATACAAATGCCTTGATTGAAGGTAACTTGACTGTTAACGGAACTACTACAACTGTTAACTCAACCACAACACAACTTGATGATCCTGTCATCACACTTGGTGGAGATACCGCTCCTCAGTCATCAGATGCCAAGGATCGTGGTGTTGAGTTTAGATATTACGATGGATCTGCTAAACTTGGATTCTTCGGTTGGGACAATTCTGCCTCAAGATTTGCTCTTTATCACAACGCAACAAACTCAAGTGAAGCATTCGCAGGAACAAGATCAGGTATCGATGCAGGATCAATCAAACTATTCGATACAACCAACGCAACTAACTCAGGGTCTGGTGCTCTTATCGTTGGTGGCGGTGCAGGCATCGGTATGGATCTTTATGTCGGCGATGATCTCGTTGTCACAGACGATGGGTCCTTCGGTGGTAACCTTTCAGTAACAGGAACATTTGATGTTACTAACAATCTCGCAGTTAATAATAATAAGTTTACCGTAGACGCAGGAACAGGTGATACACAAGTAGCAGGTACATTCGGATCCTCTGGTGCTGCCACACTGTCCTCTACACTGGCGGTAAGCAGTAACACCACTATTGGTGGTACTTTAGGGGTTACGAACGCTACAACGCTTTCTAGCACCCTTGCAGTGACATCCAATACAACCATTGGGGGCACTTTAGATGTTGATGGTGCAACGAACGTCACTAATACGTTTGGTGCTACTGGTGTTGTTTCCCTTACCAACAATGGATCTGCAACCACAACAGGTAATTATACTGGCGATGGTGCTCTTAGAGTAACAGGTGGTGCTTCCATTGGACAGAATCTTGTCGTTTCAAATGATGTTCGCATCTATGGCAATTCTGTTATCGACGGGACTGTAAGTTATGCAGGCATTCAGACCTATTCAGAAAAAGCAAGATTCAATAACAATGCAGATGCAGTCAGTGCATCTAGCAATGTCGCTTCAATTTTCACAGCAGGTGGATTAGCAGTATCCAAGAAGGCATACATTGGTGATGACCTAGACGTTGGTGGTGGTACATTCACCGTTGACGGTCCTACAGGTACTACTGCAATCGGTGGTAACTTGGGAGTTACTGGTAATACCACACTCTCAACTGTCACCGCTTCAGGTGTTGCTGATCTTCAATCTACCGTAACTATCGGTGGTAACCTTGCTATCGGTAACAACAAGTTCAACGTTAACTCTTCTAACGGTAACACTGACATCGATGGTTCACTTGATGTTCTTGGTGCAACTGTTATTGATGACACACTGAATGTCACTCAGGCAGTTGACTTTGACAGCACACTGAATGTCGATGGTGGAACCACACTGAATGCTGCTCTTGTAAACAACAGCACTTCATTGTTGAAAGATGACGTTATCCTTCGTGGTGCTTCTAAGACACTGAAACTTCAGAATGGTAACAGTCAGGACAAGATTACTCTTGAGTCCACAACTGGACACGTCACTATGGCAGGTAACCTGACTACATCAGGTACTGGTGCATTTACAGATGCTGTCACAATGGGCAGCACCTTGGGTGTTACTGGAATGATCACTGGTAACTTGACTGGTGATGTCACAGGAACTGCAACAAACGCCAACAATATTGACGTTAACAATACAAATAATAACACTACATTCTATCCAACATTCTCTGCCTCTAACACAGGGCACACAGGAATGTTTGTTGACTCTGCCAACCTCACATACAACCCATTCTCTAACACTCTGAGTGTTACTAACTTCGTTTCTACAACGAACTTCGAAGTTCAGGGTAACTTGACTATCACTGGTAACATCCAGTATGCACAGTCACAGGTTGGTGACATCAGTAACCACACAACCAATGCTCTTGCTGAAGGTTCAAATAATCTTTACTTCACTGATGAGAGAGTTGATGATCGTGTTGCTGCTCTGATCGTTGGTGGTACAGGTATTACTGCCACATATGATGACAACGGTAATATGTTGACCTTGAGTGCTACTCAGGCAGACATCAATACTGACAACATCACAGAAGGATCTACTAATCTCTTCACCACTGCTGCTAGAACCAGATCACACTTCACATATGGAACTGGTATTACACATAGTTCTGGAACTCTATCAGTCACTCAGTCAGATATTAACACTGATAATATCACTGAGGGTTCAACAAATATCTTCTATACCAATGCTAGGTTTGATACCCAGTTAGCAACTAAGGATACAGGAGATCTTGCTGAAGGATCTAACCTTTACTATACAGACGCTCGTGCTGATGCAAGAATTGCTGCAGCAACTACAAGTGATCTGACTGAAGGAACAAATCTTTACTTTACTAATGCTAGAGCGGACGCGAGAATCGCTGCTGCATCTACCAGTGACCTTTCTGAAGGAACAAATCTTTATCATACAACTGCTAGAGCACGTGCTGCTATCAGCGCAGGTGGAGATCTCTCATACAACGCCTCTACTGGTGTAATGAGTGTCACTCTTCCGACTGTATTCTCTGGCAACTACAACGATCTATCTAACCTACCTTCGCTCTTCTCTGGAGCATACAATGATCTGACTGGTAAACCAACCCTCGGAACCGCTGCTGCTACAGCGTCAACTGATTATGCTACTGCTGCACAAGGTGCTAAGGCAGACACTGCACTTCAGGCAGAAACAATCACCTTAGCAGCACTTAAAACTGCTGCTGCAAACTCTGCTAATTACACGCAGTTCCAAGCTGCAATCGCTGCTCTCTAATAACCAATGGCAAATCCTACATCTAAAGCAGAACTCAAAGAGTATGCACTCCGTAGACTGGGTAAACCAGTCTTGGAGGTCAACGTATCAGACGATCAGATTGATGATTCTATCGATTATACAATCGAGAAGTTTCAGGAATTTCATTATGGTGGATCAGAAAGAGTATATCTAAAGCATCAGTTTACTGCTGCTGAGATTACTGCATTTCAATCAGATACTACTGAGACCGTAGGTTCTACAGAGTTTAAGACGCAGAATAATTATTTGACATTGCCTGACCACATTTCTTCAGTGAACGGTATCTTCACCTTCACTGATAAGGGTACTCGCAATATGTTTGATATTCGTTATCAAATGAGATTGAATGATCTGTTTGATTTTACATCAACACAGTTCTATCACTACTATATGATTCAGACACACCTTGAAACAATTAACTTCTTGTTAGAGGGAATGAAACCTACTAGGTTTAATGCCTCTCAAGGTCGTCTTTACATTGACTTCGATGCAAAGACTGATGTTGTTGATGGTGGGTACGTTATCATTGACTGTGTTCGTGCTCTTGATCCTGCAAATTGGAGCAAGATTTATGGATCTATTTGGGTGAAAGATTATGCAACTGCAATGATTAAAAAATACTGGGGTACCAACCTTACGAAGTTCCAAAACGTGCAACTTCCTGGTGGTGTCACCTTGAACGGAGAAAAAATCTATAGTGATGCGGTTACTGAACTAGAACAACTAGAAGAAAAACTCCGTACCACATACGAAATGCCACCTCTAGATATGATAGGGTAATGCCATTAAATTCTTTTTTCACACAAGGGACAAGCGGCGAGCAACAACTCGTTGAAGATCTTGTCGTAGAACAAATTAAAATGTTCGGGGTAGAGGTTTATTACATCCCTAGAACACTAGTTTCTGAGGATACAGTCCTTGGAGAGGATTCATTGAACTCATTTGATTCTGCATATCAGATCGAAGCATACCTAGAAAACGTACAAGGGTTTGGTGGAGATGGAGATCTGTTCAGTAAGTTTGGTGTGAGAATTGCTGACCAAGTTAACTTTGTTATTGCACGTAAAAGATTTCAAGATCTAGTAGATGATAATACAACACTGGTTGTAGAAGGTAGACCAAACGAAGGAGATTTGGTTTACTTCCCTCTTGCTAACAAACTATTTTCTATTCAATATGTTGAGCACGAGCAACCATTCTATCAATTAAATAAGATCCACGTATGGGGTCTCAAGTGTGAACTCTTCGAATACAGTGGAGAGGACCTCGATACTGGTGTCGAAGCAATCGATGTTATCGAGAGAAACCTTGCACAAACTATTACCGTCAACTTCGCTACTGGCGGTACTGGTACATTTACAGTTGGTGAGGAAATCGCAGGTGGTACATCTAATGTTACTGCCGAAGTTAAGTCTTGGGATTCTACCAACAGACAACTACAAGTGTACAACAGGTCTGGTATTTTCACCATTCCTGAAACAGTAACTGGTCAAACTTCAGGTGCTGCCTGGACTACTGCAAGTTACAATACACTAAATAATACGAACTCAGAGTTTGATGCCAATGCTGACTTTGAGACCCTTGGGGACGCTATCATTGACTTCAGTCAAGGTAATCCCTTTGGTGAAATTGGAGGTGCTAGTTAATGTTAGGAACGTATTCTTACAACGAAATTTTTAGAAAGACTGTTATTGCTTTCGGTACACTGTTCAATAATATTGAAATCAAACGTACTGAAGGTAGTAGAACCGAGGTTATGAAAGTACCCTTGGCATATGGTCCTAAAGATAAGTTCCTTGCACGTCTTAGGCAAGTAGGAGATCTGACAACTAAAGATGCTGTTCAGATTACACTACCTAGAATCTCTTTTGAGATCTCTGGATTTGCTTATGATGCTACCAGAAAGGTATCACCAACACAGGTGATTCGTTATACAGGTAGTGATAGTAAGACTAGAAAATCGTTTATGCCAGTTCCATATAACGTGGATTTTGAGTTAGCGATTATGGCAAAGAATCAAGATGATGGTTTACAGATTCTTGAACAGATCTTGCCATTCTTTCAACCGATGTTTAACATCACCCTGAATCTTCAGGAAGCAATCGGTGAGACTAAGGACTTCCCAGTCACACTGAACTCAGTAGTTTATGAAGATGACTACGAAGGTGATTACACCACACGTAGAACTCTGATTTATACATTATCGTTCTCTGCTAAAACATATGTTTACGGTCCTGTCTCTGACGTTACCGATAAACTTATCAAGAAAGCGATCGTGGATACCGCTGCAGACAGCAAACGTACTGCTGCACGTGAGATGAGGTACACAGTTCAACCTGATCCTCTTACTGCTGATCCTGATGATAACTTCGGATTTAATGAACTCTATAGTGAATTCTCAGATGGAAAATCAAGAAACCCAGTCACAGGAAACGACGAGTAAATACGACGGTATTGAAGATGCTCTTGATGTGGAAACATCTCTGGTCAAACCAGGTGAACCACAAAAGAAATCAATCGTACCAAATGTCACTGATCAACAGATCAAAGACTATGAGTATTCTCGTGGAAACTTCTACTCACTGATCGAGAAAGGTCAAGAGGCAGTTGATGGTATTCTTGAATTAGCACAAGAGTCTGACTCACCTAGAGCATACGAAGTTGCAGGTAATTTAATTAAGAACGTTGCTGATACTGCTGATAAGTTGGCAGACCTTCACAAGAAAATGATGGAGATCGAAGAAGGTCCTAAGGGTCAGGCAGCAAAAAACGTTACAAACAATACGATGTTTGTTGGTTCAACAGCAGAACTTGCCAAGTTCTTGAAGCAACAGAAATCTGATAAATAGTAAAAACAAGTATTACCAAGTCGATGTCTGTATTAAATGTATTAGATACTACGACAGTGAGTGGATCAGGTACCGCTTATATTGTCGTCAAAACTGGTGTTGTACGGGCATATGCTGCTAGTGCTTCTTCCATTCAGTTCGATGCGGGTCCTGCTATTACCTTGGCAGCAGGCGAAGCAATTCTTCTTTCCTGTGGAAAGTCAAAGAACGTTAGTGTCCACGCTGCGACTAACGCGAACGGTTCTGTATTCAGCGTTGGTGGGGCGGGCGTCGGTTCAGGAGCAGGAGGAAGACATACTTTTGCTGTTGGCGATTATATTCAAACAGTTGATGGTGGAGATACAAACGGATTTGGTTCCGACTTTGAATCTGCTGCTTCAGGTGGTAAAAAAGTAACTGCTGTGACTGACCTGACTATCACAACAGATATTGATGCCTCTGGTGCAGGTGCTGCATATTCTTTGAGTGATGCAGACATCATTGCAAACACAGTTCCTCAAATCCAGAGAACTGTAAAACTCACAGCAGGTTCTGCTAACGTCATCGTCGAACAAGTACAAATTGTTGGTGGTTGATAATGGAGAAGCAGGCACCTCAAAAAACTAAGGAGAATCCTAAGGATCAAGCGATCAAGAAGACCAAGCAACTTCTAGACCGCAGGCAACTTATGATTAATCTTAGGAAGTTGCAACTCCAAAGAAAATCAGTTCAGAACAAGGGCACTACCGATATGACGCTACAAACACAATCATATGCTATACTAAGTTTCGGAGAGTTTATCTCTGAGGGTGGTCTCGCCCGTGCTATGCAAAAGTCCAACACCAAAGTGACTGGACATATCAGTGCTGACCGTGGATCTTCTGAAAAGGAGAACCGTGGTAAAAGAAAAGGACTTGAGAAAGACCTTAAGAAGCACGGTATTGGTCACAAGAAAGGTGTCGGAGAATATAAATATGATTCAGGTGAGACAGGTCGTGAGGTTTCATACCACACTTCCAAACCCGACAAAATGTCGAAACGTAGATTCGGCAAAGTGATGCGTCGTCTTGGTCGTAAGCACGGACAAGAATCTGTGATTACTAAAGACAAGGACAAGTCTGCTAAACTTCACTACACAGAGAAGGGAAGCAAGGCGAAATCTGATAGCATCGGTAAAACAAAAGTCGGAAAGCATCCTGCAGGATATGGTGAAACATCATCCACTAAGGTGCGTTCAGGCAAACTTCCCTCTAAATCTAAGGATAGAAAGTTTCATTATGGCTAGTCAAAACGACAACGGGCAGTGGGTATGTCAGCATTGCGGACTCACTTCACCCCAAGGGCATTGGCGTCCTAAAACTTGGATCGAAAAGCACGAAATTAATTGTGCATCTAACCCCAAAAACAATAAAGAGAAATGAAATCTTTCAGAGAGTTCCACGAAACCAAAGATGATCCCATCGAAGAAGGTGTGGGACTCGCTGTAGCGCGAGCAATCGACAAGACTAATCCTCCTTTGGGTAGACCATCCAGAAGAAGACAGATCTCTCACGCATTAAAGATGAGAGAAATCATTAGAGATACTAAGAAAAACAAACAGAAAGACGATCCTTATTCAGCAGGTAAGGTTGCTAAGGCAGCACTTGGTGGAAAGGATAGTAAGAAGAAAAAGAAACCAGAAAAATCTCCTGTTAACTTCCTACAGGACAAGGACGTAAAAGAAAGTGCTTGGCAAAGAAAGGAAGGCAAGAATCCTAGTGGTGGACTGAACGAGAAAGGACGTAAGTCCTATGAAAGAGAGAACCCTGGTTCAGATCTTAAAGCACCACAACCAGAAGGCGGTCCTAGAAAGAGATCATTCTGTGCTCGTATGGGTGGAATGAAAGGACCAATGAAAGACGATAAAGGCAAACCTACACGTAAGGCACTCGCACTTAGAAAGTGGAA